ATCAAGCCGTTTGAGAAAGAGCTATTAAAGAACGGCTACTATGAAGATGATCTGCATTTAATTGTATGGATTAACTACAACGACAACTCGTTATTCCCTGATGTGCTTGAGCAAGAGCGCGCATATGACGAACAAAACCTTTCTAAAGCTCTCTATAACCATATCTGGCTAGGGCATTTTTATGACGAAGTTGAAAATTCCATCATTCCCGTTGACTGGTTTGATGCGGCTATTGATGCCCATACGAAACTTGGTTTTAAAGGCGAAGGTGCTGTTGTTGCGGCATTCGATCCGTCTGACGAGGGCGCTGACTCTAAAGGGTTTGTTGTAAGGCATGGCTCAATCATAAAAGACGTTGCGGAGCTTGCAACGGGCGATGCAGCAGACGGTATTGATTGGGCGCTAGATAGAGCTATGTCGAGCGGTGCAGACTGGTTTACATGGGATTGTGACGGTTTAGGTGTAGCGCTTAAGAGAGAGGTCGAGAAGGGCTTGCGGGGTAAGAAAATTGATTACTCTATGTTCAAGGGTAGCCAAGAGCCAGAGCATCCTAGCGAAGCTTACGAGCCGAGCGATGCAAACGACAAAGCTAAGAAGAAAACCAACAAGGAAACCTTCTTAAATCGCCGCGCACAGTATTACTGGAAGCTGCGAGATCGCTTCTTCAACACCTATAAAGCCGTTGTAAAGGGTGAATATATAAACCCTGACGACATGATAAGCCTAGACCCTAGCATTGACTGCCTCGACCAATTGCGTGCAGAAGTTTGTCGCATACCACTTAAGCGCAACAATAACGGCAAAATTCAAATTATGAGCAAATTAGAGATGAGCAAAAAGCCTTACGAGCTACCTAGCCCGAACATGGCTGACGCGCTAATGATGAGCTGTTTTACTCCACAGATAGACGTTAAACCGATAAGCATAGATTTCGAGGGTTGGTAATGAATTACGACAACATTCAAGACGTTTTGGAAGCCCTCAAATCTTCGCAAGACGCAGACCATGACAGACGCGAAAAAATCAGAGAGATACAAGACTTTTTGAACGCGCCGGATGGACAGTGGGAGCCAGAGATATACAGCCGCTTTGATGGCAAACCTCGATATACATTTGATATGTGCGCGCCAGTTGTCGAGCAGATATGGGGCGAAATGGCTCAAAATGATTTTGATATTCGCGTCAGACCTTTGGGCGGTGAAGCAAGCAAGGAAACGGCTAAATTATTCGATGGGCTTATTCGCAATATTGAAGCGCTTAGTGATGCTTCGAGCGTTTATGCCTCGGCGGGTAAAAAGGGCATAAAGTACGGCTTCGGCGCATGGCGAATCATGCAGGAGTGGGCCGATGTTGATGCGTTTGATCAAGATTTGTTTATCAAAGAGATTCAAAACTCAGTAGATAGGCTTTGGTTTGACGCTGCGGCAACACAGCAAGATATGAGCGATGCAGGCTTTTGCTTTATTTTAGATAGCATGAGCCTTTACAGCTATAAGCGCAGATGGAAAAACGGCTCGGCGGTGTCTGTCGGCACAGACGCAACGCATGGCACTTACTCACATAAGGCTGAGAAAGTAATTGTCGGTGAGTTTATTTATAAGAAGCCGATAGTTAAAACTATTTGCTTAATGTCGGACGGCTCTGTCTTGTCTGCTGATGATGCAGAGAAGGCAAGCTTAAGCGGCTTAACGATTGAGAGAACTAGGGGCAGAAAAACATACAAAGTCTGTTCACGCTTTTTCGATGGTAAAGAATGGTTAAGTGAATCGGTCGAAACTGTGTTTGATCATCTGCCTGTTGTGCCTGTTTATCCTAATTTTGAGGTAAACGAGGAAAAGGTCGTATATCGAGGTGCGGTAGAGCGCTTAATGGATGCTCAGCGCGTTTATAACTACACGGAAAGCCGAAAGGTCGAGGAAGTAGCGTTAGCGCCTAAATCTAAAATGATGATGACTGCCGAGCAAGCCAAAGGCCACACAAAATCGCTTTCTACAATGAACACAAACAACGCGCCTGTTCAATTCTATAACCATGTAGACGGTCAAAACCCTCCGTATCAAACGGGCGGGCCTCAAATGAATGCCGGCCTAACTGAAGTGTCGCAAAGCATGACGCAAAACATTGAGCGCTCTAGCGGCGTGTTTGGTGTTAATCCTGCAAATAACCAAGGCTTACAGTCTAACGTAGCTTTGGAGCGCTTAGAGAATCGCGGCCAGATTGGTACCTTTGAATATTTTGCGGCGCAAGAGAAAGCAATCGCTAGAACGGCAAAGATATTAGTGCAGGCAATTCCTAAAATTTATGACGAGCCAAGAAAGCAGAGAACCATTAACGAAGATGGCTCTTACGAAATGGCAGAACTCAATACAATGGTTGCCGATCCTAGCACGATGCAGACTGTTAAAATGAATGATCTTTCGCTTGGTTTGTATGATGTGACCTGTTCTATCGGTCCTGCATTTAAGAACCGACAGCAAGAGACAGCAAAAGCAATAACAGAGCTTGCAGCAATTGACCCGACAATACTTGAGGATGGTTCTGACATTCTTTTATCTAACATCGACGCGCCAAGCATGGACTTACTCGCAGAGAGAAAAAGACAGGGCATGTTAATGACGGGGCGCATACCTGAGTCACAATTAACCGATGAAGAAAAGCAGCAGATTGCGCAAGCCTCGCAGCAACCACAAGCACCAGACGCGAACATGGTTCTCGCTCAAGCGGAAGCGACAAAGGCAGAGGCCGATGTGATGACCGCACAGCTAAAAGCGGAAGATCAAAAGATAAAAGTGCTAGAGGCTGAAACTAAGCGCATGGCGTTACAAGTCAAAGCTGAGATAGACGGATTTAAGGCTCAAACAGACAGGGCTAAGGTTCAGGTTGCAGCGGAAGAAGCTAACGCGAATATAAGCAACAAAGAGGCTGACACGCTTAACAAGCAAATAGACGCAACGCTTAAAACAATGGGGGGCTAAATGCAGGACAGAGACAGCAAAGCCTTAATCGAGCTTGCCGCTCAGGGTGACGCTAACGCCATTCAAGAGCTAAAGAATCGCGGCTTATGGGGCTACGTTCAACCGATTATCAGCGAGCCGACAAAAGAAATAATTAGCATAGCGATAGAGCCAAATCCCGAGGACGACAAGACAAGAAACAGGCAAGTTTCTGGCGCTGTATCAATTGAGGCTAAGGCTTTAACGGAGGCGGTTAATTCTAGTTCGCAGGCTAGTCGAGATTCATCTGCTCAAATAGCTAACTTGATGGCTTCGGCAATCTCACAGCTAAACGAATCAGTACAGCGCGCAAATTGCTCTGAGGACTTAGCGAGAATTGCAAAAGGTCAGGATGATTTAAACAAAAGCATTAACAGGCTCGCTGACTCTATAGCCAACAGCAAAGCGGATATGTCGCCAATATCAGGTGCGTTAAGCGGGTTGGCAGACTCTATCAAGGCAATCAATCAAGATGTTGTAGTTGAGTTTAATCCAGACATACAGCCGCCAACGGTTATAAATAACAATCAGCGCCAACAGTACACATTTAAAATTAATAGAGATTCGCAAGGTTTAATCAGCGAAGTATCAGCAACACCAAAAACCGCAACGATACAGTGAGAGAATAAATGGCACTCATAACCGACCCTGATGATTTAAACCAAGGCACAGAGATAACAATCAACACTGCCACAAAGCAAATAACTTTAACGACAACAGGAAATTTGAGTAATGACGGTGTAACAGGGCAAGCGTTCTATTCATTCTTAAAAGAAGAGTGGAAGAATGACTCAGCTTTAATACCTTACCCGTTCCCGATGGTGTCGATCACGCCGGAGCAGTTTGAGTTTATCGAGGGTTGGGTTCCTGCTAACGACACTACACGTAACCTGTTAAGGTCTTGTGGTTGGAGAGAGATAACAGCGGCAGATGCAATAGAACGTGAGTATATGGGCGTTGTATCGCTAGGTAATATTGATTCGGGATCACAGCCTTACTATGCGTTTAGTACTGATACAGCGGCAACCGATTTTGATTTTACAGGTGTTGTTAATCAAGGCATACAAACCTTTGGTGACGCTACAAACGGTAATTTTGATAAGCGAAGCGACACGCTTACGCTATTTATCCGAACGCAGGGTAATACATACGGCTCTGCCACTTCTACGTCTATCGGTCTAACGGCGCTCAACTATATTGCCAATCGATTTCCACTGTCTGAAGATACAGACCTAAAAATAACGGCTAGTGATTCTGACATTCAGAACAATGCGCCTTATACAAGCATGTCAATTAGGCTTTATCCAAGCGCCCAAACTCGAACCATTGGCGGCGTTAGTTATAACTTCGGCGTTATTATCGACGGGAATCAAGGCACAGCAGAGCAAATTTATGAGTTTGTTCAATATCAGCTAAGACAAAGCACAGACATTGATGTTGATGCAGGGCAAGCCAACATAGGCAACCTACAAGATGAAATGGTTGAATTTGTAGGCGACACACTAAAGACCAAGCTAATAAATAACGGTGATGGTGGTGGCGGCGGTGTATTTATTGACGACTATCAAAACAATGACGTTAACCGCTTAGTTTTTGTTGA